CTTTTGACATCCTCTGGTAAACGTTAATCGTCACCGAGGATTCAGAATCCTGGGATGGTACCATCAACGGCGAAAACACGGACATGGTAAGCACACCGTTCGCGTAAGGGGATGGTGTGTTGTACTCTCCCGTAGTCTGGTTGGAGATTTGGGCCATCGCCGATACAGTCGGAAGGAAGGGGGTACTCTGGCCCCAACCTATTTTGGCAACGTGTGAAGTCTTCTCCCCTATGTCCATGACCACCATGTAGTTCTTATTGTACTCCCCGTTGGTACGCGTATATAGAGGGTCCCACACGAACAGGAGCTTACCGCGGTGGTTGGAGGAACAGATTACTTCGAACCGATATTCGCACGTTCCCCTCCACCATGTGAAAGGGAGGGACACCCAGCACGAAGGGGTCACATGATGTTCCTGATTGGGAGCAATGCCCTCGATCAAACCGTGGAAGGGTGAGCACCGAAAAGAAGCCAAAGGCGTATCGTGGGGGGTAGTGGAGCTCCAATTGAATGATCCGATGAAACTTTCCCGATTGGCTAGTGAAGTAAAGGACAGGTCCTGTCTCTCGGACCACATCGATGACGGGTCTGTTGAAAGGTCGGAGCGATCTTGTAGGGAGAGATTGTGGACGTCCTTAGTCGCGTTAACAAAACCTGTTTCCATTCTTGTGTTGATCGCCGATTCATTGACCACCTTGAGGAGTGGCAATGAGTGCGTAGTGGGCATACACAATTCCAAATCGGTGAAGTGGGCCATAACCGTGATCGTACAGGGTTGGTCACCGCCATTGGCCATGGCCAGCGGGACAACGGTTCTCATGTATAATCTGCCGAGTTGAGTCATCTCATCAGATAAGAGGTCCACGTAATCGCGATTGAATATGAAAGGAAGGATCATCTCTCCCCCTTGGGATTCGCGGGGAGAGAGAACGACCCGAGGACGTTGGGAGAATTCGACTAGATCTGCTTCCGATGTGGGTTCGTATTCCGTCATTTCATCATGAAGAGGTAGTGGGAGATATCCTAGCCAGACCTCACCCGAGTGGAACTGGTTCCCGTCGATCAATACCTTGATGTGGACCTTGCCCCTGAAGAAGCGGAAGAATTCCATTTTGTTACGTATGACAGGATTTGCCATGAGCAGTGACCACGGGTCAAACACCGAATTCAGAATGGAACCTACCGACCAGGAAAACGTCTTCAATCGAACGGGGCGAGTCTGTACTGTCATGGGGGTGTCGTGGGTTTTCACAGTTCCTGCAGCCGGGGAACTGGTGGCGGCCACAGCCATTACATCTGCTGTGGAGGATGGAGTTACAAACTCAATGTTGTTTTCTTGATTTTGGTTTGAGACACTTTTTAATTCTAAGGGTGGAGCCATGTCAGTCTCGTCCTCTGCACCAATTCCATCAACTGAATGCCGGCTAATCCCCTGGTGAGAGATCATAGCAGGTAATCTTTCCAGCTCACGTGTAGCTCTTGCATCATGCGGGTCTACAAGTCCCTTTTTCACCATTCCGTGGTAAAATCGGTTTCTCGCGTCCTTTATCTCTTCTTCGGAGAGATGGGTGGGGGCTCTCTTCCGCATCACCGCGAGATAGTGTGCGTAGGATCCAGACAGGGCTCTGGCGTGTATGTGTAACCGATCAGCTTCCGTGCAGGCATTCAACAACCTCGTTCTCATGTCATTGAACACATCTTCCCCATGCAGGACGAGTTCTTCGAGCACCGTCCGGACAATATTACGTTCTACAACGGAGGGGCTTTCTTTGGAGGGAAGCATGCAATGTAAGGAGCGGGATAGAGACTTGAGAGACAAGGGCCCGACGATCCTGTTAAAATCGTCCGACCACACGAACCCACGTTGGCAACACGACAGCTGAAATAACTCGAGACCATCTTCCACAGCTGAGCCCTTTTCTGAACTTGTGATAGTGACTCCCTTGCACATAAACCAAAGAGTGACGAAAGACATGTTGAACCCCCTCAAAACACAGGACATGAGACTGTCGTCACCAATTGAGCCCAACTTCACGTTACAATTGAAGTCAGCTAGAAGATCTGAACACTCTTCTTCCGTCAATTCGTTCATCTCGTCCCTGACATCCTGTAGTATAGTGGACGTTAGAGTGCGTGGGTCCAGGAGGCGTCTCAGGATCAACTTCAATGCCACGTAGGCCTCGCGAATGCGTAGTTGAACTCCTGCGATGTTGTTCTGGGTGATGGTCAGCTTGTTACCGCTTGTGTTCAGGGCCATCCAGAGAACCTCTCCGTACAAATTGAGAAAGGGGACAGCCAATTCCATCCCACACTTCCGTATGTACGAGACGTGCTCGGGGGAAGCGCCCAATGCCTCGGCCAGCCTGGCCAAGACCTCGGTCGTTGCCTCCAGCTCCTGACTATTGAAGGACAGATCCATCTTCTTGGTATCCGCGTCCAGGAAAGCAACCTCTGAACCTTCCATGCACATGTGGTCATAGGCAATATCATGCCAATCCTGGGACTGATAGGACACCCCTTCGTAGTGGCGGCTCGTCAACGGTATGGCCCTGAGCATTCCAATAATATCGCCAAAAATCATCGTCTGCGCCACATGGTGGGCCATAGACTGGGAGGTAACGGTGCGTCCGGAACCATTTCCGGATTCGATCTTGCTCAAGAGTGTTGGATCATCTTTGATTGCTGCCTGTACGATGGTGTTGCATGTTGTGCCTCTATCCCAAGATCTGAAAATGTGAATGATCTCCTTCTTTAGCTCGGGGGTGCAAGAGGGAATAAGGTCGGGATAATCTATCACCGCTTGGTGTGTGCCCACACTATGTGACGATGGCGGAATCGAATCAACGGCTGCACCGGCGTCGTCAAACTCAGGGAGTTCCATCCCCGCCTCCTCCTCATCGGGGAAACGTGACTTTATCACCCGTGTATATTTCTTCCCTAGACATCCACCCCCGCAAGCCTTATTCAGGGACATGGGCTTGACGAAATTGTTATCTGGGATGCCACGAAGGGCCTCATCGTAGGACAGCATCCTGGGTTTCATCCCCAAAGATTTCATCTTCGGAACCAGACCATTGACATAATGGGAGATGAGGGCATCGTTCACACCCTTGCCCCTGGGATAGGCACCTCTTGATCCGTAGATGAGCGCCTGCGCGGCGGCTCTATTCGAATTGAGCGGGGGAGGTCCATGAAGACGTGGGATGCCATTAGCCTCGAGGTAAGGAGATAGAGGGGTGATGTAGACCTCTGATTTGGCCGTGGTACGTGTTGAAGCGTCATGACCGAAGACCATCACACACGGGGGGGTGGCAGTACACTCTGGACCGTCATTTGCCGCCCGGATAAAGCGTGTGCAAACCCTCGGCGATGGCTCATCTGTTTTCACACGTGGGCAGGTGGGTATCTTGTTGTCGAAGAAAACGTTCTCGAACATGATCGACTCGTTCTCATTCTTAGTGCAGGAAGCAAGAAAGCAGTTCCAAGAATTCCTGTCCACAATTGACGCGTACGTTGTGGTAGAGTCCAGAATTCTTGACACATGAAAGCCAATGAGGGTTGGGTTCTCGGTCGTGATGAGAGGGCTACCACAGTCACCTGGGTGGGTCATGGCTGTTTGCTCGCACTTGTAGCCATACGAAGAACGGGTCTCGGTGTAAATTCTCGTGTACGATGCAAAACATTTCATTATCCTGCCTGGTGCATGTAGAGAAGCCTCACCTACCTCACTCGGATCCTCGCCCAACCCAGCGTAGTGGGTGTGGAAATCATGCTCCAACAGACGGTGGATCGATCGGTAGGGGTACCTCGTGCCAATTAGAGCGAAGCACATGTCTGTTTCCTCTCCATTGTACGTGATGCGATGGATCTTATTAATCACGGTAAGGGATTTGCCGATGTCGAAGATCAGCGCGTATGTGGAATTCTCCCTCACCTCGTCCTTGTGGATGGGTAGCAACAACACGTTCGAGGTCATGAAAATTGCCCTGACGCGCCCGCTCGCCGTCTTGGTAACGGAATCCCAATTGCTCAAAGTCACCGTGTTCTGGGCAATGCAAGAGGAGATCTGCTCTGAGGTCATGGTCCGTATCGCATGGGGAACTCTCAGATTCATGTCAATGGCTTTTCTCGGAAGCCAGATATCGGGACCCTTTGCCTTGCGAACGAGACTCTCAGCAGATTTCGGCTCAAAACCTTGATCATCAACGTGGGGGGTTGACATGTCGCTAAGTGAATCATCAGCATCCAAATACACAATCGGCTCCTGACGCTTCCGAACGGGGATCTCGGATGTCACATCCGCGGGAGGAGGGTTCCTAGACCGACGGGTGTAGATGCATGCCGAAACAGCACCCATGACACCGATAAACACGGCTAGATCCGCATAGGACGTGTCCCAGTATCGGGCAGCTGGTGCGGCCTTCGCGTCTGGGAACAGTCGACGCGCAACCCGGTTCGAAATCCCCTCGACCGAGAAGGTCATGGTGAGCATGAAGGAAGTTAGAATAAAGCAGGGAATGGCTCCTGCCCAAATAGAGGCCGCACCGACGCAAAAGGTCGTATAGAGATTAAACGGGTAAGTCATCATACTTCCCATCCCCTTGCTTGCTACACGTCGTGCTATCACAGTCGCTGAGCACGGGATCCGAGTTTCACCTTCCGGTGGGGTTCCATCGGGCCAGAGAGCAGCCTTGAGAAGTTGGCTCCTCGCACTCCGCGGTGGATCATTTTCATTCAGAATGGGCGGGACAACGTCGACTGGTAACTCTTCCAGCTCAGGCAGGCACGATTCACAGATGTCACTTGGTGCCTCATGGACAATCTCGCTGCGTCGTGTAACCAGATCGTCTTTGGTGGGACGGGGAAGTGTGAGTCTGGCTATGCCGTGGGCAATTTCATTGAAAGCCTTCCCCCACCACAAACCAGTTGGACGCGGAGGATCTTCGACGGTGGCTGGGCAAAACGCGGCCCCTCTCATTCGACACATGCAGGATTGCCAAGGATTAGCGCAGCGTAAGCAGAGGGTCTGGGAACGGGTGTCACTCAGACCAGAATTGAATTTTCGGGATGCTGCCAGTCTCTTCCGGGCCCGGTCATACATCCACTTGCGCCACTGGGCCATAGTGAGAGGTTTCTCCGTCAAGTACCGGGTCATAAACTTGCGTCCGGCCCCGCTGTCATCGCCTTGTTTATCCATGGTGACGATTGTGTACGGGGCAATCAGATAAGTGTCCTCGTCTGGGACCCATTTCCTATCGAACTCGTTCCACACGGTTCCACACTTATTGGGGTCGGGAACAAAATGATCGCCATGTTCCGACTTCATCCCACATTCTGGCTTCACGGAAACTTCGAAGAAATCGACGCGTCGGGCAGAAGCTCCTGGGTCCCTGACCCTTGACATCCCAAAATCCTTTTGATTACACGCAAAAACACCACCAATGAGGAAATTCCATGTGATGCCCTTCTTCTCTAAATCTGGCATGTTGAACTGGGAAGGCAAAGTGTCACACAATCTCGCGGTATCGAAAAACACATCCTTGGAGTCGCCCTTGACGACGATATTGTCGTGTTCGGTGACCTGTAACACCTTTTTCGAGCTGGTCGCTCCAGTGTGCCACCCGTTGGAGTCCGGAGAACAGTTCCATATGTCACTGGGCTTGATCGGGGTGTCGTAGGCCAGCGATAGAACGCGTATGTAGACCTCCGCGCACATGGACTTCCCGACACCGGGTTTTCCATATAGACCAATCATATAGGGCATGTCTTTCTCAGTCCTCGATCGCACGGCCATCGTAATAACCGTGTTCAACTGTGTTGCCCTGGTCAAAAACCCCACAAATGTCCCCATTGCGGCAGGCTTCACGGCCTTGTTACGAATCAACGAGTGGAGATCTTCGACGAGCTTCTTGACATCCCGCTCGTAATCATCCGTTGAAGGAATGTTTGGATCCTCTTTCCTCATAACGTCCAGACACCCGCTCTCGTAACCATTTTGATATCCGGCCAGGCGTGCCAATCGGGTCTGTACGTCAAGAGGGTTAACCAATACCGAGTAATCAACACCGTCCCATAGAGTCGCACTTATCATCAAGGTGGTGTCAATGACGGTGCATATTCTACTAATTATGGAGATCATGTCAGTCTTATGTACGTTGAAAGCGCGGTTAAGAACCTCCTTGTAAAGGTAACTGGGAGGAACGAGATCGTCTGACGGCGGCAACTTGCCCTTCATACCCCTTCCCACAGGGGTGGGCGGTGCGATGGTAAAGAAAACAATTAAGGCGGTAACCTCATCAAGCAACTCGAGAATGGGAATCTCCTTGATTTTCTCCTCAAGACCAATTCCTTGTCTAGCCACAGTCCTCAGCACGTCTATCCCCGAGCGCAACATAGCGAAGGGATTTGTGGTCACGGCGTCACTCTCATCCTTGACCCTGGGCGCACGAGGAGGAATCTCCACGATCGTGGGAGTTGGAGAAGGTGGTCTTGCCAAAAGGTCTGGCATATTCTCAGGGTATTCAAACTCGAGAGTCTCCTCTTCCACGGGTGGTAAGGTGGCCTTCTTCTTGGGTTTCTTCTCCTCCGGGGCAATCGAGCAAGTACCATCTAAACTAACTGACAGGCGGTCAAGAACGGGACGTACTGATGTTGTTTCCTTAATCCCATTGTGACGGAGAACTAATGACTCAAATCGCTCCTTGATGAATTTCTCGATCTTCTTAGTACCATCAACCTTGCCGTTGACAAAGCGATGTATAGTCGCCGCATCAGCTGTGTATGAGATAAACTTCCCTATTTCAAAGACCACATCAGTCCAGGTTGGGGCGTCAATCAACGTGACACAGAGGACTGCAATCTTCTGGGCGAAGATGGCGGACCGGAGAAGGGTGGATGGTCCATCATCGGGCACTTGAAGTGACTCCGTCAACAATTCAGGGTCATTTCTAAGATACGTCTCCCATATAGTGGGGTATCTATTGACGACTACCCCCGGGTTGAAAACCATCATTGTGGAGAACATTTCCTCGTAAACTTGATTCACCGAATCTTGTGACCCGGATCTTACTTTCTTCTTGTAGAGGCGCCGAACTTCCCTAATTGATTTTCCGACTTCTACGGCCACTAGGGATATAACAACCTCCCGGACGATCTCATGCGGGTTCTTGATGTCCTTCAAGAAACCGCCCGCCTCAAGGGACAAGAAAGCGGTTAAAGATCTTGAACTCGTTTTCTCCACATCCACGAGGGAGGCAAAAAGAGTCATCGCGCGGGAATTCATCAAATTCATCCCCGTCTCGTTGATGACAGGAGGCTTGGCCTCGCGTTTCGCTGCGATGGCTTTGACTAGGGCCTCAGATTTCAGCTTGTTCTTGTGGCGTAAATTCTGTACCTCCCGTTCTAACTTTCTCACCTTTTCCTCATCGCGTTTCAACCTTTTGGACTTGGCAAAATCCTTAGGGTTCTCATCAACCACCGGCGGGGGCGGGTTGACAGCCGGTACCCAGGGTTTAGCAAGTGGTGAGAGTTTTGAGGCGACGTACTTCTCGCGGATCGTTCTCCCGTCCATCTGACGGTCGAGAAGCAAGTGATGTGGGCAGACGGAATCGAGCAAATAGGATTCGTTAACGACGGCCATGCCGGAATTACTATAGGCAGAGGTCTTCGTGTTAACAGAGTGCTCGTAGGTACGCTCTCGTTGTCCTCGAGATGCCGCTTTCATCTTCTTATTCTTGATCTTGTTAAAGTTACGCATGGACGTCGCCACTTTGTGTGAGACGGCGCTCTCCTTGGTCATTTTCCGACCAGGTCCCGACGCAATGCGGGGAACGTACATTTCGTTGCGAATCTTAAATAGTGACTTCACAACATCCACAGTTTCGGTTTCCTCTCTACTGTAGATCTTCGCCCTCTTATTGTGGGCGGGGGTTTGGGTAACCATCGTGGGTTCCCTGGTGGCTGAGGCAGTTGACGCTCCTCGAGCAGGACCACATCCCTTTGCAAACATATCGTTATTACTGTTAATTTTAGTCATCTTGATTGTCGGGGTGTTTATAGTCTATTTTTATGGTCTCACTTCTGGCCACTTTTCTAAAATCTTTCTTTCGACACATCATATTCATTTGATCTTTAACCTTTTATCCCATCCGCGTGGGCGTCCCTTCCGAAGAAAGTCAGGATCAGTTTTCTCACAAATAGGATGGATGGGTCCTATCATCTCTCGTCTTCATATCCCCACAACACACAGCGTCAAACAATGTGAGGTGAGTTAGCTCTCCACAGTCTGCTTTAGGAGAGTTAATACAAAAGTATCCGTGTTCGGAACGGAATACCGACAGATGACCCCTTTTCCAAAATACTACTTTCTAGTCTGGTGGTCTGAAGTGTCCGGCAATTTGCAGCCGAGACTCCCTAGTTTGTTCCCTCAATGAGGACGGTGGACATGGTTAACCACCCGTTTTGGTGTGTGTTTGCGAACTCAAAATTTGTGGACATGAGTTCGTTCCCTCTAAGAGGACGGTGGACATGGTTAACCACCCGTTATGGTATATGTTTTTCTAACTTAAATAGGTATGTAGCACCTGTGCGGGGGGGGTGACCGTACTCGGTCGGCGAGCCTAGGGCGGGGTGTGACCATTTTTGCTTAGGGCGGTCTACCCTGGTTCTACCCAATGGGTTACGTGCTCTTTCTAACGTCATTTTGGCTTTGTGTTCCCAATGGAGTCTCTATCCCGGAGAGTCCGCCTGCCATGGGTGGCAGTTCCTAAGTCGGAACGTTCAGATGAAATTATGTCGAGATACACATGTGCTGGGCACATGCCACTCTTACACTTTTCATCCTAGTGAACCAACAAAAACCAAATCAATTATATGTGGGTACTATGGGGCGATTAAACGCCGTTCCAGTAGCACCCTCCACACATCCACTTGATTCCTGTCCGGGAAACAATGATAGTTCAGGTCTGAGCAAACCATATCATTGTGCATAACGGAGTTGAATTCCTTGCTCAGGGGAATCCAGCAATCCCAATAACCGAAGTTACCGGTGTGTCTCGTAACTAATTCGACACAAGGACCTCATATAACATGCATG